CTCTCTGATCCACCTATAAACGTAACCGGGTGGTGCAGGGGGAGTTTCCAACTTCCGCACTGGACGCCATGGTTGTCGCCGAGCCTGATTAACGTGCGCTCCGCTTTCACGACTTTTGCGAGTGTTTTTTGCTTCCGTCATTATCTAGCTCCTCTCTGCTGGATTTTTTGCTTCTCACGAGCCACAGTCTTTAACCATTGGTCTTCAGACATATTGTGCGGCTTGAGTCCGCGAATCCTGTCGAGTTCGCTATTCGAGAAACGAACACCGCCTTGCTTTCCTCGTGATTGTTGCCGACCACTTGGCGTGGCTGAAGCGACTCTTTGCACGGCGGGTCGCGTTTCAATTACTGCGGCATCAGGAGCATCTTCGCCCCCTTTTAAATCAGGATACGCTTTTCCGATTCGGGAATCTAGTGCCTGATAATAGTCTTCGCTATCGGGCTCAAAGCCCTCATTAAGCAAGTTGAAGTGAGTAAAATACGCAAACTGAGTAGCCTCTTGATTTTCCTGATTTTCAACGTCTCCATACCACTTATTTTTCTCATGCCACCCTATAGCCTGCTCTGTAGGCTTTATTTCTTGCTGTGGGGCTTCTTGTGCAGGCTGTTGATACTGCTGTGGCTGTTGATACTGCTGTGGCTGTGCGTATTGTTGATTCTGCTGAGCCTGTCGATTTTTGGCAGTATTGATCTTTTCTTTTTTTATCGCTATGTCGTTTTTTAGCGTAGTGGCTTGTGACATTAGATCGGCGTCGCCACTTGTCACCGCTTGACGATAAATTTCGTCCACCTGTGCTTCCTGCGCCTTCACCTTTTCGTCTTCCGCCATAAGGGTGGTTTGTTGCTGTTGCACAGCAAAACTGCGGAATTGTTGAAGCTCATGCTCTTTTTGCTCGGCAAGTTTGAGTGCGGCCTCTGCTCGCTGTTCTGCCTCGCGAGTTTTTTGATTTAGCTTATTAACCCTTCGAGAAACGCGCTTAGAGTAATCATCCAGCTCATCTTTTGATTGCTCCTGCTGTTCTGGCTCGTCAGAAATCTCGATCTGCACTTCTTCTTCAGGTTGTTGTTGTTCCGCGTTCTCAATCATAGGATGCTCACTATATCGTCAGGGTTAAAGATTGTACCGATTACTTCATCATCATTGATGATGCGAACCTCTGCGCCGTCTTCTAGCTTGAATCTAGCGCCAGAGTAGCGACCGATTAAAATCCACTGCCTCTCTTCGCACCATGGCGTGTCGCCAAACCTATCCGTGTCGTTATAGCAAAGTGGCCCCATTTTAACTACATACGCCACCACGGTGGCAAGCGCCTCTCGATCCACTGTTGTTTTGGTCAGGTGGATGCCGCCTTTTGATTTTGCGACCCCCGACCAAGGCAAAACAAGCATCCGCCAACCAGTGGGGCTGGGCATTCTCTCAATAGCGCTTTTTTCTAAAAGATTAGGATCAAGGACAACTTGATCCGATTGAACGTAGGCTTCTTCGGCTCCCATTACTTCTCCCTAAAGTAGTCTGAGATTTGCTCTTCAACCAAGAATAACGCGGAAAGCTCGCCTTGTATACTCTTGTACATTTCCATGTCCGAAAGTCGACCGCCCATAAGCGCTTCTTGAATCAAAGCCCTTCTATCTTCAATTGTGCGTTTTAGGCGATGAGCCAAATCGACCTCATCCATTATTCAATCTCATAGAAATTAAGACCCTTGGTGGCCGCACCACCGCCCTTAATCTTTTTTTTCACTCTCTTTACGAGACCCCCCTGCCTGTAACTTTCAGCGCTTTTTAAGGAAATTGCCACCGCTTGATCTTGTGACTTACCTGATTTTTTTTCTTTACGAATGTTTTCGCTTATTACTTTTTGACTTTTTCCGGCCTTCAAAGGCATAACAAACTCCTACTGTAATGAGCCATATTTAGCGGCTAGTTCGGTAAGTTTTAAATCGGCTTGCTGAGCCAATCTCTGTATTGCTAAATCCATTTTTTCTGAATTGTTGGCTTGCGTGGCATCAATGCGTTGTTTCGCAAGCTCGGCTTCTAAGAGCTTTTCGTTTGCTCTAGCTGTTTCGCGAAGTTCGAATTGCTCTTGGTCCTGATCCATCTCTGCCTGACGCAAAGAAATCTCTTGCTGTCTTATAGCAACCAAAGGATCTTTTTCGTTGGCTTGACCAATGCTCAAAAGAAACTCTTGCGTTAGTTGAGCCAAGATTGGCGAAGAGGTCTGCTCCAGAATAGCGGTCATTTGTTGTTGCATTGCTTGAATTTGATCAGGTGGCAATTGGCCTGTCAGGGACGCTTGCTCAAGTTGCGCCATTTGTTGCTCAAGCTCTGGCGGGATCTGCTTAGAAGCGATCTCTGACGCCAAAAATTGTAAATGTTGCATACAGTGAGCGATGATTAACGCTTGGATTTGCGGTGTCGTTTTAACAATTTCAGTCAAAAACAGACTCCTATGCGCGTCAATATGTGCGCGATGGTTTTGATTTGGGAAAGCCTGTTGCGGCTGTCCCGCCAAAAGACCTGCGTTTTCCAGCCCCGCATCCACCGGCTGTGGCGCGGGCGGCGGGGTGGGTGGCTGTAGCAAGCTCTCTACGTTATCAACGCCTAACGCCGCATACATTCTTCGATAAGCCTCGTAAACGCCAGCGGGGCCATGCACCTGCGGATTGGATTGCACGAGCTGTAAAAGTTCTTGAGCCATCGTAATTCTTTGACTCTGACTAAAAATATTGGGGTCGCTAACGGGAATGATATCTACCCTATTATCAAAATCCTCTACCTTGACCTCAGAGGGGCCGGATCCCGTCATGTACGGATAAGAGGGCGGCAAATAGTCAGCAAAAACGCGCGCCAAAAGCTGGAACTCCATGCGTTGGCTGTAGTGAAGCCGTTTATGTATTGCCGACATGACTTTTGTGCCGCGCTCTAGCAGGGCCACGGTGGTGCCAACGGGCATTGCCTGATTCATGTCGCCGACGTTCATGTCGGCGATAGATGCAAACCGCTTGCCAGACTCAACCAATAGGCCAAGCAGGCTCATCAAGACACTGCTGGGCTCTTTTATGGGCAACGGAATGAGGTTCTCACGCAAACTGCCGCCCGTGGTGTCAATATCTCTAAACTCGCCGGGCTGTAGAGGCTCGTCCTCGTCTCTTATCCGCATTCCGCGCGCTTTGAAGCCCGCAGGCAAATTTGCCAAGGTGCCAGCGTCGATAAGCTGTCTGAGAATAGATGTGCTTGCTTTTGCGAGGCCACCGATCATGTGACTCAGGCCAAGGCCATAAAATCCAAGGCCGGGCAAGAACTTGTACTGCACAAAATAATTAATCTTTGTTTTAAGCGGATCACCCTCAAGGTAATTCCGACGTATTGACAAGACTTTTTGACTTCGATCGTCAATCGTTACGATATACGGCAGTTTTAAGCCCGTAGGCTGTTCGTCTGCGCCCATATCCTCGAATCCGATTAAATCCAGCACCGTATGGACCTCGTAGACAACATGATCGCGCTGTTCAATACCGTCTGGGCCCATTCCCTGAATTTCATCTATTTCTTCTTCAATTTCATCCCGATTTGGAGTGTAACTGCCGCTTTTTATGTCTACATCTGCATAAAATCCGCTGAGTTGTTGCTTGCGAATTTCGTTCGACGACATTTTTAAGACATGAGTCACCCGCTCAGCGCTGGTCAGGTCGGATGCCTCATAAGGAACCACCAAGTCTTGCGGCTCAACAAATTTTGACATTGCTCTGCTGACTGCCGTGTCGTAATACACCTTTTTGAAGGCGGTGCCAGCAATGGGCAAATAAAACAAAAGCATATCCAGCTCGGGGTCGAACTCGTGCATCACGTTTAGGATGTAGAAATTCATAAACTCTTCGACCCGAGTCGCTTGCGCCTCTGTCTCGGGGGTCCGCGCGCCCAATATTTCAGTTTTGACGGGCCCCTTCGCTGGTAACATTTCCTTATATGCCTGCGCTTGAAATTGAGTCACGGCTTCAGCCAAAATTGGGTGAATTACACCAGATGAGCCTTGAAACGGTGAGCTTCGCATCTCGTCAAATTTCATGCCGAGGTATTTCAAGCCATCGACATAAGTTTTTTCCCAGTCACTGCGGCTCTCTTTGTCACTTTCAATGCTGGCAATAGTTTCTTTTGCCAAAACCATTAAGTCGTTTTCGTCGACAAAATCAACGAGGTTGGCGTCAAAAGGTATGGCGGGAGGGCCCTGTGGCGGAGCGTCAATTTCGTTATCTATCAGAATGCCATCTTCCGTGACCAAAATTTCTGCCGCCTCTCTGACTAAATCTTGACGGCTCGGCTCTGGGAACACCTCCATGGCGCGGCCCATAGGCATCACATCTGGGTTGATATCTGTGCCTAACTCTCTCTTTTCAATTGCCATCAGTAGTAAACCCTTCTATCTCGCCGCATTGGGAAAATATTTTTGTCATAGTCATCACCCAGCGACAGAAAACCGCCCTGTCGGAAGCGCATCAGCGCCATGGTTGCCGAATCACAAAAGTCATCGTGATCGCCGTAAGGAAAAGCGGCCATCTCTTCCATGACTTCTTCGGCAAAACTTTCATCTGGGGCCCAAACCATTCCAGACTCAAAAATAGGAGCCACAGAATTCATTCTGGCAATCTTATCCTGCCCCCTGCTTGGTGTATAGGCAGTTACGGGGATGCCAACACGACGCAACTCCTGCGTTAAGGGCGTACCGCTGGCTTTCGCCTCAATCAAAACGCAGTCTGGCTCCCAATACTTATATTCCTCCCACGCCAACTTTTTGAGGTCTGGAAAGTCAGCGCGGACTCGCTTTGCGTCGAGCAAAATAATTTGATCCGGCTCGCCATCCTGCGGCTTAAAGACGGCCCAAGTCGTGATTGCAGAGTAGTCGGCAGTCTCTTTCTTTGAAAATGCAGTGTCATAGCTCTGTATTACATAGCTGTACTCGGGGACATAATCTTCGTGCCAGCGGCGCCACCACTCACGCTTCACAATAGAGCCTTCCTCGGCGGTTGGGTCTTGCATCCACTGAGCGTTCCACTTGGACAGCGGCAATGATGCTTTGACAGACAAAAGCTCTTCTTTTTTCCAATATTCTGGCCAAAGCGGTTCTTCAGACTCGGGCATAATTGCGGGAAACTCCACAATGTCCCATTGATCTGCATAATCATCGCCTTGCTTTTTCAGCACGCGGCCCACGAGGTCTTTGGTGCTCCACCGAGTCATTACTATAACGATAATACCGCCCGGCTGAAGACGCTGACGAGGACCAGACGTGTACCATTCATACACAGAATCCATGGCAGTAGAACTCAAAGCGTCTTGTTCTGATACAGGATCGTCAATTATCAGCAAGTCTGCGCCGCGACCCGTAATTGCGCCGCCCACACCCGCATAAAATGACTCTCCGCCCTTGCTGGTAGTCCACCTGCCCGCTGATTTGTTGTCGGCTTGAAGTTTAAGCTCTGGAAAAACAGTCGAATATTCATCAGAATCGATGATATTTCGCACTCTGCGGCCGAATCTGACGGCAAGTTCCGCAGTATGAGTTGTTTGAATAATTTTTAGGTCGCCTCTGAGCCCCATCATCCATGCTGGGAAGTAGGTCGAAGCAAATTCGGACTTTGTGTGTCTGGGCGGCAGGCAAACAATCAACCTTTTTAGCTTGCCCTGCGCGATTCGATTAAATTTTTCACCAATAATTCGATGATGTCGGCCTTCCACAAAATCGGGCCACTGACTTTTAACAAACCTTATGAAGTCCTTCTGACAAATTTCTTGTTTTTCAATCGTTTTGTATCTATCTAGGAGAGCGAGCGCCTCTTGTTGCTCTTGCTCAGATAAAATTTCAAAATCTTTGAGGGCTAAATTAGACATCCTTCCAGTCGAGCCCCTGCCAAAGCAAGCCCTCGGCATTGCGACGCCTTTTTAAGCCCTCCAAGACCTCGCCTCCCGATCTGTTCCAGCGAGCCATTTCAGTAGGCACTTCGTGATAGTGCCCCTCGTTTAGCTTTTTCAGAAGCGTGCTCTCACCAAGATTGGTCGGACCAAGATTGAAAGTCCAAGAAACAAGCGCATCAAATTGATCTTGATTTAGGCGCACTTCGACCAAGCGATCTACATAATCCTCAAAGTGCTCAAGGTCTTCGGAGAGCAGATATTCCGCTTTATTTTCAGTGATTTCGTCGCCCTCCCTGACGCCCTGAGTGTGACCATATCCAACGGTCCACACATTTGCACTGCATTGATAGGCTTTTGTTTCACATCCTTCGAAATGTTTTATTAGGTCTATGCCCTCTTGTGATGTCTTCACTCTTTTTTGCCAGAGCCCAAAAAAAGCCCAAAAGCGCCGGTTAGGGCGCCGGTCATGACTGACACGAGCGCCGCTTGTTCTGGATTTGGGTCAGGCAAGTCCATAAACCACTCAACGACACGGTACGTCATAAAAATCATCACAAACATCACCAGCCGAGGCAATATTCGCCAGCGGTCGAGAACGTCGGGCGTGATCATTTTTCACGGGCTACCATTTTTATTTTTTCTGCGGTTCTCAATCCACCTAAACCTAACATTCCAAGCAACACCGTCAGCAGACTGTCCATGTCAAAAGCTGGCAAGGGCGGGGCTTCTACTCCCGTGTACAC